ACATAGGAGATGTTTCAGCATATGGTGATCAGTTGTCTACTGCAGCTGGAACTGCTGGATCATTAGCTGGTACTGTAACTAGTCAAGGTGCTTTGACTGTAACAGCTGGCGGTGCTGGAACTTCAGCTACTGGACAATTTGTAACTGAATTGACAATTAATTAGTAGGTCATGAAAAGGCTTATAACTATATTAGTGTTGTTAGGTAGTGCTGGTGCTGCAAGAGCAGTGCCAGTGGTCCCCAACTTCCAACAGGGCTCAATGACGAGCCACACTGAGACTGAATCTACAGTCACAGAAACTATAAATTCAATTGATTATAGGACAGGATGGGAATACAGCGTGACGGGGGTAGGCGTCGACAACAACGGTGCAGCATTGAACCCCAATGTAAGTACATCAACAGTACAAGTGAGCTCAGGAATAGAGGGAGAAGATGGAGCAGTAACAGGAACAGTAACTTCTTCCTTCGATGCATTAGACATGTCAGCACAAAACAACTTCACAATCCACGAACCTGGAGCAGCCTTCCAATTTACTCAAAGCTATTCTGGACCTGGAATGACAAATCAAACGACAATACAACGCGTAACACAGATAAAAAGTGTCACAGACACAACTTCAACATTTACCCAATAGGTACATTAGTACTATCATTACTATCACCCACAGTTTCTTTAGCACAAGGGGTAGGTGGTGTTAGTGCTACTGCTAATCCCATAGCCAATAGTAGCGGCTCAGTAACTAACCAGGCGATACAAGTATTACAAGGTCCATACATCACTAACACCTATGGTGGTGGTGTTCAGTGTCAGGGTGCGACATTTAACCTGACACCTTATGTACAATTTGCAGATAGTAGAAAAGATCCTTGGGAGGATTTTTATAATGAACCACAATATAATACTACTGATGCTACAGGTAAGATGGTTCCAACATATATCACTGTTAAGAACTATCCTTGGGAAGAGTGGTATGATGATAGAACATATGTCAATGAAGATGGAGACACTGTTAGATGGTTTCCTGATGGATCAGACATTTCTATTATTCAAGATGTAGACAGTCCTAATGGTGTTCCTGATGTAGTTGATAGTGGTGGAGAGATGACACCATCATGGTTTAAACCAGTGCGTACTGACATGAGAGCTAATCAATCATTTAATGCTGGATTATCTGCTACTCTTTCCATACCACTGAATAGAAAACTACAAAAGCAATGCATCCAAGCAGCAGATCAACAGATTGCAATGACCACTCAGGCAGTTGCTAATAAAAGATTAGACTTTGAGATAGCTCGTCTTAAAAATTGTGGTGAACTCAAAAAAGCTGGTATCATGTTCCATCCTAAATCACCATACCATAGTGTATGTGCTGATGTAGTTGTCACTGCACCTGGTGGAAGGGTAGAACCACATGAACACCAGATACCACAACCACAATGGAAACAGACTACTTCTTCACAGCTTTCTTCAGAGTCTGTATTGCCTGATTCCTATCCCTCTGTGCAATCCTCCTCTCCTGAACAGAAAGAACCTTCTCAGTCTTCCCCATTATCTTTTTTACCTTGGCTACGACCTTCTTCACAACAGGTTTCACCACCTTCAGAAGGAGATCTGCTAGGGGTTTGGCAAGTAGGGCGGATGAAGTCGCAACCAGAGCAATAGTAGCAGTAGTAGATACAACAGGGACACTAGGGAGATATTTTTCAGCAAAACCAAGTGCTTCCCATTGTGTCTCACAAATTTTACCATCTGGACTTAGTTCATACCCAACAACCTTCTCTGTACCTGCCTGATTTAGGTCTCCAATCCTCCTTGCATTAGGTGGAGGACATTCCACATCTCCAGATGTTTCCACAGGTGTTTTAGGTGCTGCTGGGGCATCTGGTATCTTAGGTGCAGGTGGTTCTCCAGTGTCAATACCTTCAGGAACTTCATCTGAAGGAGTCCCTACTGTTTGCCAACTCAATCCTCTAGAATCATAGTTTGCTGGTTCATAATATGGAGCACCAGCATCACACAATACTGTATTGCCTTTAGGATCATCATCCACCAGCATCTTATTTCTTGATCTCTGCTTTACATTCTCCTTATGAACCTTTACACAACCAGGCATGTTGACTATGGGAGTTCCTACCTGCATGGTGACAGGAACTGACATATTTTTTGTTGATGGAGGTATATAAGTCCATATTCTAGCATCAGAAATATAATTTACACCAATGGGTTTTACTGATGATCTAATTGGTTGTATTAATTTTATGCCAGTGCCATTAACCTGTATGAAAGGTATATTATCACCACCAACAGCATCAATATAAGGAATCATGATACTTTATTACCATATGTTCCTGCCTCTGTTGAGTCAGGATGATCTTTACACCACTGCACATAATTAAAGCCTGAGTCTGGTGGATAAATGTATTTACCATTCTCATCAAACTTACCTGAAGTGTCTGCTATCCTAGACTCCTTTGATGGGTATGTAGGGTAGGGTCTCTTCCCTTCCCTCATCTCTCTACCCTTTCTCTTTCTCATCTGATTACCAGTCTCATAATCTTCAGGCATAGTAGGCCATGAAGATCCTAAGATCCTTTTAATATCCTCCTTAGTGTAACCATTAGGATGAGACATTAGCTTCTTTTATTGCCTCTACAATAATCTTTTTCAACTGTCTACTTTTCTTTCTGCCTAGACCAGCAGATGTATCAATCTTAACTTTAACCCAGTAAAGTCCAATCAATACTAGAGTAAATGGAATGGCATCTGCCCATGAGATCTCATTCCAAGCATCTACTACATTTAACATTGAAAAAATCATTTAGGAACCTCCTTTCTGTAGTCTTGTTTTGGTTCTTGCAGACCTTTAACAGGTCCAGAAGTCTTAGGCCAAGCGTTAATAAGTTGTAAATAAACTTCTTCTCTGACCACCTGACGTATTTGTTCTATGCGTGCATCCTCTCTCCTTTGAGGACCACCCTGCATCTTATCTATCTGATGATTACCACCAACAAAAGCACCAGTCCCTAGAACTGCTACTGCTGTTGTAGTGGATGCTGCTTTCCCTATGTCCATTAGATTAGTTCCTCCAACTTGAATAAACTTATGAGTCTTATACCTTTAGACTCCATGAGTTCTCTAACCTCATTGTCTTCTTGCCTATCTACAATACAGACAATCCTATCAACTATATATCCAGCATCACGTAATTTATCAACTGCAAAGAGAGAGGAACCTCCTGTAGTTATCACATCTTCTAGAACAGTAACCTTAGAACCTTCAGGTAATACTGGACCTTCAATCCATGCCTGTGTGCCATGTCCCTTGGGTTCTTTACGCACTATCAATCCACCATCAACCATGAACTTTGGATTTAATTTATTCCAAAATTGAAATGATGCCATGGCAACACCTGATACTAAAGGATCAGCACCAAGAGTGAGACCTGCTACTGCTCTAGCATCATGTTCTATAGTGTTTAATAAAAGATGAGATGTTATCCATAATCCCCTACCATTTAATATAACAGGTTTACAATTAACATAATGCTCACTAGTTTTTCCAGAGGATAGTTTAAACTCACCTTTACGATAAGCTTTCTCTTTCAACATATCCAAAAGATTTTCTCTTAATTCTTGAGTCATCACTTTCTCTCCTGTATATTATATTCTATTACAATCTTCTTAGAAGATCTGCCCACAGAATTTAAAGTTTCAACTCTCTCACATGTCCCACCAAGACATGCTGCAATCTGTAAACACTCAGATATCAACTCACCTTCATCCATAAGAATGAACTTATCCTCTTCTGTAGTCATCAATATTCCTCCATAGGTATAGACCAGTCAGCATATAAACGCCTCCCTGTTTGTCCATGTGAATCAATGTATGTTTGATCAAGACTATGCCAGTGTCCCCAGCGTTCTCCTAATCTCACGTAACTCCTCAAAATCTTTCTGTTTAGTTCCCCCATCATATGCCCAAGCATAACCCTCCGTAATCATTTGTTCATTTAGTGAAACAGCATCTTCATTAATATACAACCAACCAAGAAGCCTGCCATACTTCCCAACCCCACCCACAAGTTCAGTTCTAATAGAGAGTTCATCACCATCTCCTGCAATAGTATCTTCTAATTTTTTCTTTAACCAATTAGTAGCATCTATTCCCAATGCCTTCTCTTCCAAGTCTCTTGTTCTTTTCTCTGGCGTATCAACTCCTGCAATTCTAACTCTTTCTTTCTTGAATAAGTCAAACCCAAGATCAATGGTGACATCAATAGTATCGCCGTCAAGAACACGATTAATCTCTGAAGTTGTAGCAGCTCTTCCTGCTTGGGGGTTTCATCGCTCCCATTTGGATACCAATTATCGTACTGAAATATGTAGTACAAAACTATCCCCACTGATATCAGGAGGATAGCTATCATAATATTAACTGACCACACTACTTCACTCATCCCAGTAGATCTGGGGGATGATCATGCTTGAGTTTACCAGACATCTCATATGCTTCCTTGTTTCCACCATGTCCATGTGCTATGCCTAACTCATGCATCTTGGCATGTTCATCAATGGGATCACGTAAATCTTTTTTACCTGCCCCCACTGTAAGGTAAATTCCATAAGCAACCAAAGTGCCTAGAAGTAAACCAAAGAATAAAATTAGTCCTTGATCAGGTGTTAAATTTAAGTGATGTATAAGAACATCATCTTGCTTCTCCCATGTACCAGGTAAGTGATACACTGATGGTTTTGATAAGAAAATCATCAATCTCTTTGCCTCCAATCATCAGATCTTTCTTGATGAAACCATTCTACCACATCTTGTGGATCATTGAAACCCCTCTTATGATTAGTTGAATCAGGGTCTCCAATGTTCAACTGATTAAGAAAAGACTCATCAGGATTTGTGCTCATCCTTCTTGCAGTGTTGAGCATACCTCTTGCTGCTGTGTTCGCTTTTGCTAATTTGTTTGCCCAGATCATGTCATCTAAGCTAACCTCAGTGCCAGAAGCGATACTCTTACATATCCCTTCCAATCTCAAACGATATTGTGTTGATAGCATAAGTTTATATCAAGTAATACTATTTACGCATATGCCTGTGCTGCTAACCATACTGATAGACTTAGGGATGTTCCCATGATGGTGAGTCTACTCATCCACCACATTATTTCATGTTTCATATCTAATGCCCCATGGGAATACCAGATTCCATAAGTCTAGAGATATTATTAACTTCTTCAGTTATGCAGTAGTCAACAAAATGAGGATGCTCCTTTAATGCAGGAACATCCTCTTTGGATTTCTGTATTGCTTCATATGCGTCTACTGCATACTCACATATCTCATGATGTTTGTGTTGTAGGTCGTGATAACCCACTGTATAATGCTTCTGTTGAGTCAGGGGCATGATTATTCAATCCCATACTATCCATATTTATAGCACAGTATAGTAATTTTTGCCTAGTTTGGTGTGGACTCAAACACTCAGTTAGAGTATCAACGCACCAAGTATAAATCCTTTTCCAAAAGCTAAACAGAGCATCTGATAATCTGTGAGTTTGAACTTATCTTGTATCTTTTTTGCCCATGCCTTATCCCATTCCTTAATCTTAGTAAGGGATTCTTTTAAATTAAGATTCCACATCTTCTTCCTCCTCTATCTTTAGTTTTCTTTTCAAGAAAAGGATTTCCTTTTTCAATTCATCTTTTTCAATATTCAGTTGTTTGATTTCTTGTTCGTAAACAATAATCATTTGCTCAAGTCGTACTACATCATTCTCTAGATCCCATCTTGGTTTGGGATATGGGTCTATCATGTTGAA